CCCCACCACGGTGACTGCCCTCCTGGATGGTGACCGGATCGATGTGTCTGTGTCCCACGTTAAGGTGGCCAACCTTGTGGCAGCCGTCCCGTTCAGCAGGCAGTTGATCCTGTTCTCCCAGCAGACCCAGTTTGCTGTGGAGGGTGGAGACCTCCTGACGCCTAAGACGATCTCCATCAAGCCCACCACGGAGTTCGAATGTGTCCCTACAGTCCGCCCTGTGGGCATCGGCAGGAACATCTACTTCGCGACCCCTAAGGGGGACTACGTGGGCATGCGGGAGTATTCGGTAGATGTGAACACCAACACCGAAGATGCGGCTGAAGTCACCAGCCATGTCCCCGCGTATGTGGCTTCAGGTGTCTTCAAGATCGCCGCTGCCTCGAACGAGGACATGCTGGCAGTGCTCTCCACCGGGGAGCCTAACTCGATCTTCGTCTACAAATTCTATTGGAACAACGATCAGAAGCTCCAAAGCTCTTGGTCCAAGTGGGTCTTCCCGTCAACCGATCAGGTCCTCAACGTGGACTTCATCGAGTCCCAGATGATCCTGGTGATCAACCGCCCCGATGGGGTCTATCTGGAAAGCCTGAACGTCTCCACTGACACCGAACTCGCGGGGGAGCCGTATCTGGTTCATCTGGATCGGAAGAAGACGATCCCGAAAGCCAGCCTGACCTATGACGGCACCAACACGGTGATCTCTCCAGCAGTCCTAGGGTGGTCCCCAAGTGACGGTGAGTACATCGCTGTGACCCCCTCAGGCCAACCTAAGAAGGCGGGGATTCTCCTGCCCGTGGTCTGGGATGGAACCAACGCTAAGGTGGCCGGGAACTACACCACCTGTGACCTGATCGTGGGACGTAAGTTCACCTTCCGGTATCGCTTCAGCACCATCGTCCCGAAGGTGAAAACCTCCAATGGGGGTGAGCGAGCGGACACCGTGGGCCGTCTCCAGCTCCGAAGCATGCAAGTGAACTACGCCGATACCGGCTACTTCCGTGCAGAGGTAACCCCCAAGGGGCGGGAGACCTACACGTACCCGTTCTCCGGTAAGGTCCTCGGGCTCCCCTCAGCCACCATCGGCCAGATCAACCTGGAGACCGGTTCCTTCCGGTTCCCCATCCGCTCCAGAAACACCGGGGTGGACATCGATCTGATCTCCGATTCACCGCTACCGGCCTCCTTCCTGAGTGCCGACTGGGAAGGGTTCTATGCGAAACGAAGCGCAGACATCTAAGCCAGAGGTCCGCCCTGCAACACGGGAGGACTTCGTTGAGCTGGCCAACAACCTGAGGCCGGAGGATGCCCGTGAGGTGTCCCTGGCGACTGGTTTTGAGGACCCCAAGCTGGGCGTGATGCTGTGCCGAGTGGTCTCCACTGAGGCCTTCGCAATCGTCCAGGGGGATGCCCTTATCGCCATCTTTGGGGTCACCGGAGTGCCCGGCCAGTTCGGGTTCCCCTGGATGCTCGCTACGCCCCTCCTGAAGGACATCCGCAAGACGTTCCTGAGGGAGTGCCGTAAGTGGGTCCAGGCCATGCTGAGTGTCTACGGCAGGCTGGAGAACTATGTCTGGTCCGGTAACGAGCTGCACATTCAGTGGCTCCGCTGGATGGGCTTCAAGATAGACCCAGCGACACCTTTTGGGGTCTTCGATGAGCCCTTCCATCACTTTTCTATGAGTCGATATGTGTGAACCAACAACCATTGCGCTAGTGGCGATGACAGCCCTATCCGCAGGCGCAGGCCTCTACAGCCAGCAGCAGCAGGTAAAGGCCCAGGAAGCCGCCAATCAGACCCAGTACAACAACACCATGGCTGCCTACCGAGGCAACCTAGCCAACATCGAGGTGCAGCGAAACCAAGCGGCAGCCCAGGCGTCTGAGCAGATCAACCTGAACAACAAGGCAGCCATGAAGGCTGAGTCCACGGCCACCACTGCGGCTGGTGAGTCGGGTGTCTCTGGGACCTCTGTGGATGCCCTTCTGCGGGACTTGGGTGGTCAGGCTGGCTACGACAACACCAACGTTGAGGCCAACTACCTGAACGAGAACTACGCCCTGAACGTGAAGCGTGAGAATGCCTACTCGGCAGCCGCGTCCCAGATCAACTCGCTCCAGACTCCGACCATGCCTAACTACCTGGGTGCAGCCCTGCGTATCGGCACCTCCGTTGCTGGCGCATACGCCCAGCAGAACCAGACGGACAAGATTCTGGCAGGCCTGAAGCCTTACGGCTCTGGCGTCCCATACCAATAAGCAAGGAGAAACCGTGGCAAGGGTACAGACCCAATACCAGAATGAGCAGGCTGGCTCCCAGGTCATCGATCCTGGGATGCTCCAGGCTGTCCAGGCAAAGTTCGACCCGAATGACAGTGGAGCCTTCCAGCTCGCCAAGCAGTTGGGTGCCCTTGACTTCACCCAGCTCACCAACACTGCCAAGCAGATTCAGACTCAGCAGGCCTTGGATGCCCGCCAGCAGGCAGAGAAGTACGCCAATTCCATCACCGCAGAGGAGCTGGGGAAGAGGATCAAGGACGGCACGATGCTGCCCTCCCAATCCCCCCTGTTCATCGGGGCGCTCCAGCACATCTACGGTGAGAACACTCAGCAGGCCATAGAGCGAGATACCATCTCGAAGCTCCAGTCCGGTGAGCTGAAGTTCGGCACCACCCAGGAAGCTGACCAGTACCTCACAGAGCAGCGCAACAAGGCTCTGGAGGGGCAGACCTCATACACCACGGCAGGCTTCGATAAGGGCTACGGCACGTTCCGCCAGAAGCTCTTTGATGTGAACGCCAAGGTGATGAACGCTCAGAACGAGCAGCGTGGTATCCAGGAGGCCTCAGACAACCTGGGGAACGTCCTGCTGCAAGTCTCTGACCCCATGTTCAAGGGGACCAAGAGTGACGCTGCGGACGCCCTGGTGCAGCGCTACCAGCTCCTGAGAAAGTCCTCACTGCTACGTGATGATGCCGCTAAGGAGGCCCTCTCGGGTGTCCTGGCCAACATGGCGATGTCCGGTGACAAGGAGCTGGTGAACACCTTCCTGTCCAAGCAGTTGGACAATGGCGTGTCTGTCCGGGCCGTTGTGGGGGACCTGAAGGCTGACTCCTTCATCCAGCACGCTGAGACCAAGTACGACCAGTTCCAGCGCCAGCGTGTGGACCAGGAGATTCGCCCGTTCGTGTTCCAGGCGGACAAGGGCGAGCTGGATGAGAAGAAGTTCAACGATTACATCGCTGCCAACGAGAAGTACCTCACCACTCCCCAGATTCACGCCATCGTCAATGGTAACCGTCATGCCCAGGAGCGCCTCAAGAACGAGCTGCTGAAGGGTCAGATGCTGGCCATGGCCCAGGAGTCTGAACAGCGCGCCACCTCAGCGGTCCAACTGGCTGTCGATCAGGGCAACCTCGCCTTCCTCCCTCAGCAGAAGGTCATGACCCCCAACGGGGAGTCCAAAGACTTCGATGCGAAGAAGGCTGCCCAGGGGTACATCTCCCAGCGAGCAGCCCAGCTCCCCTTTGGTAAGCAGGTAGAGATGTGGTCCACCAACGGAGTGGAGAACCCTGAGTGGGAGAAGCAGATCAAGGCCGGAGTGTCCAACCTCAGCTCCATCGGCTGGCAGTTCGATGGGAAGAATATCGGCCAGCTCAATGAGCAGGGTCAGGCCACTATCGACACCTTCATGCGCATCAACAAGGTGAACCCTGGGTACGCTGAGAAGCTCACCGGGGGCGGCAAGGACTACAAGATGCTCTCGGACATCCAGTTCCTGATGGAGCGTGGCAACATGCCCCTCAACGATGCCGCTGCCCGTGTCAATCAGGCAGAGCGTAGTGGCATCGGCAAGGACGACTACGGCTCACTGACCAAGAAGGTGTCCTCCGCTGTCGATGATGTGGTGAACCCTCACTGGTACTCCAAGCCGGTCTCGTGGGTCTCTGGCCTGTTCGGCAACGATCAGGTGAACCTCACCGCAGTGAAGGGTGACCTCAGCCGCATGGCAGAACTTCTGGTCAAGACTGGTCAGGTCCCTGATGCGGATGCCGCAGTGAAGGCCTCAGCCGAGTATCTGGCCAACCCGGCTATCACCTCGAAGATCAACAACACCCTGTACTTCAACAAGGACCTTCCCACCGTCCCGAAGGGTGAGGACCCTGGTAAGTGGATGGAGAGGTTCATCCATGATGTCCCCGGTGTGGTGGCAGCCTCCAAGAGTATCTCCCACCGAGATGTCCGCCTGGAGCCCAACCAGTACGGTGGGTTCACCGCTTGTACCGCTGGAGTGCCCCTTACGGATGCCAATGGCAACGTGGTGTCCTACTCCAAGGACCAGATCAGCCAGTGGATCGGAAGTACCTATGACGGTGACCTCCACAAGAAGGCCGATGAGGCGAACTTCCAGGCGTACCAGAAGCGCCTTGAAGGCGAGATGGCCAAGCGCCTGGGCAAGGACTCCCTGCCTGGAGCTGGCCAGGGTGCAATCAGCGCCACCATGTCCCAGATCGGCTCCCGTGAGTTCTACGATCAGATGGTCAGTGAAGGCAAACAGAACCTGCCTCAGCAGGAACTCCTGAAGCTGTATAGGGAGCGGAACAAAACCAAATAAGGAAATGAATGGCAACTATCGATCTTGAATTGGCCCGGAGCATTACGGACCAGAAGGAAAAGCAGTACGGCCTCCCTTCCGGGACCCTCTACAAGATGGGGGGCATTGAGTCCTCCTTCGATGGAAGCGCAGTAAGTCCTAAGGGTGCCCGTGGGTTCTTCCAGTTCATGGAGCCCACGGCCAAGTCCTACGGGGTCACCATCGGGGACTTCCAATCGGAGGCTGATGGTGCGGCCCGGTACATGGCCGATAACCTCAAGAAGTACAATGGCAACATGGACCTGTCCCTAGCGGACTACAACGGTGGCCCTAAGGCTGCCCGTGCGCTGGCCATTGGGAAACCCTATGCCGAGACCTCAGGTTACCTTGCGAAGTTCTACGGGGGCAAGCAGCCGTCCTCGCTGAGTGGGCAGTTCACCACGGGAAGTGAGGTGACCCCCGACTTCGGTGGTCCCTCTGCATCTGAGCTATATGCCCAGTCCAAGCAGCAGTCTGCCGAATATGGGGGCTTCATCAATGGTGTTGCTAATCTCCCTGGCGCTATCAGCCGTGGCTTCCAGGTTGATAACTCGGTTTATAACTGGTGGCAGGAGAGGGGCCTCAGTTCGGTAGACGAGAACTTCTCGTGGACCGATGACAAGGCCAAAGCTGCCCTGGATGGTGTCCCTCAGCAGCACTGGGATTACATCCTCCAGTCCAAGTCCGACGCCGAGGTGCAGGCCCGTAGGGCTCGCATGCTGGACACCATGGAGAAGGAGCAGGAGCTGGCCCGCATGGGCCTGGCTGGGTTCAGCGGACGCCTCATTGGTGGCCTTGCTGACCTCCCCACGCTCATCGCTTTCGTCCCTGGTGCTGGTGGTGAGGGCCTCCTCACGGCTGGCTCCAGGCTGGCCAATGCTGCCCGTATGGGTCTCATCGGTGCTGCCACCAACGTGGCCTTCGATGCAGCCACCATGAAGTATCGCCCCACTGCCACCCCGGATGATCTCTACGTCTCTGCTGCCATGGGGTTAGCCCTAGGAGGCCTTGCAGGGGGCGCAATGAACCCCCGTAAGCTGGGGGGCCACCTGGACGCAGAAAACCGCGCCTTGGCCGATCTAGGCCGTTCTGAGGCCACTGCCGCCCAGCGCGCTGAGATCATGGACTGGTCCGCTGGCCGGGAGAACTTCAACGCCAAGCTGGACGCGATGATGCCCGCTAAGAGGGACATCGGCCCAGACTTCCAGGCCATTGATCGGAGGATCGCAGCAGGGCAGGCGGCTGATGGGGCTATCGAGCCTGCCGTTGCCCGCATCCGGGATGAGGTGGTCCCTACGTGGGACGCCAAGTTGTCCACCAGGGACTATCCTAAGGGCATTGGCAACACCACCGTGAGCAACCTGATCGGGGACCTCAAGTCCTCCCAGGACCCCCTCGTGGCTGGCCTAGCGTCTCGCCTGGAGGGGCAGCTCGCGGACGACATCCCTGTGGTGATCCGCAAGGAGGGCACCCGCTCCTTCTATGCCCCAGCCGAGCATGCCATCCACCTCCGTGAGGATGCGCCTGATTCGGTAAAGCTGCATGAGATCGCCCACGCGGTGACGTACAGCAAAATCCGCTATGGCTTGGCCAATCCCGAGACAGCCCATGGGGAGCTTGCAGCCCAGCTCAACGATGTCTTCAAGCAAGTTCAGGATGTCGCCAAAGGCAAGGAGCTGAATGCCGAGTCCCGTTACTACCTCAAGAACATCGATGAGTTCGTGGCTGGTATCTACTCTGGGAAGACTGAGTTCATCGACTTCCTGGCCAATACCAAGCTGGCAGACGGCCACACGTTCCTGAGCAAGGCGGTGGATATCGTCCGTAAGATTCTGGGTCTGGCCCCGAATGAAACTAACGCCCTGACCAAGGCGCTGGGGATCACGGACAAGCTGATCGACACCCCGCTCCAGTTGAACATCCAGGCGAAGAACCCCAGGACTGGGGCAGTCAAGAGGGTGTCGTCCCTACTTGAGCCAGCTCACGAGGGCGTGGATGCGCCTACAGTGGCCGCTGCGAATGCCGCTGAGATTCCCACGGTGTTCGGCTGGGGCCTGGGCCTGGAGAACAAGCTGGGTGGTGCTAAGGCACCCCCAGAGGTCCGAGACCTGGCCTCCAAACTCTTTGGCACCACTATCGGCTACAAGGACCATTCCGTGGTCAAGGCCAACGCCTGGGACGATACCACCAAGTGGGCGGATTCCTGGGCAGTGGAGATGCGGAAGGGCACCTATCCTCAGTTCGAGGATTGGATGAAGACCTCCCAGTACAAGTGGCACGAGAAGGGCAAGGCCTTCGATGACTTCGGTTCCATGGTATCCAACTACATCCGTGGCATCGATGCGGACTATCCACCTCAGGTCATCAAAGCTGGTGACCACATGCGGAAGACCCTGGCCAAGGTGGTGGACTACATCAACAACCCCCTGATCGATGAGGGTGGTGTGAAGCGTGGCCTTACTGAGGTTGATATCCGGGACGCTGAGGGCAACATTACTCGCGTGGGTAAGCTGGAGAAGAACCCCAACTACCTGCCTCGCAAGCACGATGTGAACAAGTGGAACGACATGGTGACCTCCTTTGGCCGTGAGGCTGTGGAGGGCTGGTGGGCACGAGCCTATCAGGCGGGAAGGGAAGGGGTCTCCGATGAGGCCGCTCAGAGGTTCGCTAAGTGGTACGTGCGGACGGTTGAAGAGGCCCACGCCAATCGCACCCAGGACCTCCTAGAGGACATCATGAGGGGCACCGATAAGGACGCCCTGAGGAACTCCCTGATGCAGAACGGGGGCTTCGATTCCGTCCAGGCCCAGAAGATCATTGATGATATGTTCCCCACGGAAGCGAAGGGCAGCAGCGATGCTGGCCGCTCCTCCAGCCTGAAGCACCGGAACACCATTGATGAGACCCATGTGGAAACCTGGACCCGCAGCGATGGCACCAAGGTGGATGTCAGTTTGAATGACTTCATCCACACCAACGCCTTTGATGTGGTGGAACCGTACCTCCGCAGGACCGCAGGTAACGTGTCTTTGGCCAAGCATCTGGATGTGTACAAGAACTCAGACATCGACCGGATGATTGCTGAGGCAACCAGCAATAAATTGGGGACAGAGTTCTCCAAGCCTGGGACCCTCAACGACTACCGGAAGAACCTGAAGTTCGCCTTCGACCGCATCCAGGCGATCCCTCAGGAGGAGTTCACGGGCTTCAACAAGGCCATGCAAATGTGGCGTGACTTCAACGTCATTCGCCTCATGGGTGGCACCGTCTGGAACCAAGCAACGGAAATGTCCCAGATCGTGGGCTCCATGGGCTGGAAGACGACCCTGGCAGCCGTCCCCGAGCTGAAGGCCCTGTCTCGTGACATCGCCACCGGCAAGGCTCCCCACGACATCCTCGACCACCTGGAGAACACCATTGGTGGCGTAGGGTCCGAGTACGTGGCCCGAATGGACTTCCGTGCGTCTGACGACTGGGTGCGCCACAAAGGCGACACCAAGTTCAACCAGGTGCTGGACTCCATGGATGCTGGCACGAAGAAGTTCGCCAAGGGTGTCCTGGACTACACCGGGATGACTCCCCTGATGATCCAGCAGAAGCGTGTCCATGCAGTGGCCCTTGTGAACCACTTCGTGAACACCGCCAATGGTGAGGCCTCGAAGTTCCTGACCAAGGAGCGGCTGGCCTGGATGGGTCTCGATGAGGCCGATACTGCCCGCCTGATGTCCAACCTGAAGACCTTCACCAGCCCCAAGCAAGGGGAGTACGGGAAGGGGTACAAGATGGACTTCGACGGGTGGGTGAAGGCTGACCCGGAGAGCTACTCCAAGTTCATGACGGCTATTCACCGGGAGACCCGTAGGGTGATCCAGGAGAACGACTTGTCCTCCATGATTCCGATCATGGGAACTACCCTGGGAAAGACGGTCTTCCAGTTCATGAACTTCTCCATGCACGGGTGGAACAAGTCCCTCCAGTTCGCAATGAACCACAAGGACTGGTCCACACTATCCACCGTCCTTCATGGTGGCCTATTCGCCTCCCTGGCGTACATGGGCCGCACCATGCTGGAAGGCATAGGCATGGATGGAGAGAAGCGTCAGCAGTTCATGGAACAGCGGATGTCCACCAAGCAGATCGTGGCTAACAGCTTCGGTCGAATCGCTCAGGTGTCCCTGCTGCCGAACATATACGATACGGTGTCTCCGTACCCACTGTTCTCCGGCATGCGGACTACCAGCGACCTGTCCAGTCTGGCCTCAAACCCGACCTATCAGGCGATCAACGGCCTGCTGTCCATCAAGAAGGTGATCAGGAACGCCACCTCCGATGAGTATCAAACCACATCGAAGGATGTCCGTACCTGGGGCAAACTACTACCCTTGAACAACGTGTTCCCAATGAGTACTTTCCTCAACCACCTTGCGAACGATTATCCAAGGGACGAGAAGCAACAATAACCAATCGCCCTAGGGGAAACCCTGGGGCTTTCTTTTTGGAGTTCTATAGTGGCTTACAGCTACGCCCTTAAATCAGGCGATGGCAGCACTTCGGTGTTCACTGTTGACTTCCCCTACCTGGATCGAACCCATGTAGGCGTGAAGGTGAATGGTGTTACCACCGCGTTTAGCTGGCTCACCGACTCTACCATCTCCATTTCTCCAGCCCCTGCGTCTGGCGCTGTGATTGAAATCCGAAGGGTCACCCCGAAGAACACCGTTATCGTGGACTTCGTGGACGGTTCGGTCCTCTTGGAAGAGGGCCTTGATAAGACCTCCCTGTTCAACCTGTACTTGGCTCAAGAGACCTATGACGCCACCCAGCAGTCAATGCTCCAGAACTCTGTTGGGGTATGGGATGGCCAGGG